CAAAAAAGAGCAAAATAGACTTAATTATGTGTCATAATAGAGCAATAATATCAAAGACTTAGCACTGATAGTTTATAACTATGAAATTAGCATTGGAAAACGTGCACTGCGAAGGACTGAGTAGTGAGTAATATTGCTCACAACATTGAGCAAATCTGTGCACTTAAGAAATTACTTGACAAAATAGTAAAAATATGCTATACTCGCTTCTATATTGCTACATCAGCGAACGATAGCAAGGGAGGTTAAAGATAAAAACCTCCCTCTAAGTTACCCCGACAGCGTTAAGCGATGTACACTATATAGATACAAAAAAGGATAAATAATTGGAAATAAAAGACCAAGATATGGTTCTTGTGTCTTCTTCCACGGATGTGTTATCTTCGCCTTCACAGGCCAGTGTTCCTGTGACGACTAAGAATCCGAAGGGTGCCGGCAGACCGAAGAAGACTGCAATCGCAGCCAAGAAGAAAAGAGAACTTCGTGGCAGACCTCCTGGTGAAGCTGCACGCATAAGAGAATTTCATGCGAGGCTTCTCACCACCAAAGGTGACCACATCATTGAGACTATCATCAAGAAAGCCTTGGACCCTACCGATAAGGACCAGGCAGCGATGCTCAAGATGTGTGCTGATAGGCTGTTACCGCTGTCTTACTTTGAGAAGGATAAGACTGGTGGTAAGGCTGGCATCACTATCAACATCAGCGGCATTGCTGATACAAAGATAGAAGCAGATGACATTATTGACGCTGAGGATGTAGACTTTGAATCTAGAGATTAAGTTACTTCCTTGGCAGCAGCAAGTATGGAATGATGATACTCGTTTCAAGGTAGTTGCTGCGGGCCGTAGAACTGGTAAAAGTAGACTAGCAGCATGGATGCTCATAGTCGAGGCATTACAGACCAACAAAGGTCATGTCTGGTATGTGGCACCAACGCAAGGTCAAGCCAGGGATATTATGTGGCTCACGTTATTGGAGTTGGGACACCCCGTAATTGAATCGTCCCACGTCAATAATATGCAGATTCGTCTGGTCAACGGTGCACAGATTAGCCTTAAAGGTGCAGACAGACCAGAGACAATGCGTGGTGTTAGTCTAAAGTTTGTTGTGCTTGATGAGTATGCTGACATGAAGCCTGCTGTGTTTGAACAGATTCTTAGACCAGCACTGGCAGACTTAAAAGGTAAAGCACTATTCATTGGCACACCTATGGGTAGAAATCATTTCTATGACTTATATCAGTATGGCTTAGATGACAAAGATGCAGATTACAAATCCTGGCACTTTACCAGTTTTGACAACCCGCTACTGGACCCAAAAGAAATTGAAACAGCAAAGAAAAGTATGTCCAGTTTTGCTTTTAGGACCGAGTTTTTGGCCTCCTTTGAAGCAGCATCAGGAGGAATATTTAAAGAAGAATGGATCAAAGTAGACGATGAAGAGCCAGACAATGGCAGGTATTTCATCTCTGTTGACCTTGCTGGCTTTGAGAACGTAGCAGTTGCCACCACTGCTAAGAAAAAAAGATTAGATAGAAGTGCCATCGCTGTAGTAAAAGTAACACCAGAAGGATGGTGGGTTGCCAATATTGAGTATGGCAGATGGGACATTAAAGAGACTGCACAGAGGATATTTGATGTGGTCAGAGACTATGAACCTGTCTGCATCGGTATTGAGCGTGGTGCACTAAAGAATGCAGTGTTGCCGTATCTTAGTGACTTGATGAGAAAGTATAACACTTACTTTCGTATTGAAGACCTAACACACGGTAACAAGAAAAAGACAGATAGGATTACTTGGTCACTGCAGGGTAGGTTTGAGCATGGCAAGATTGTGTTAAACGAGGCTGACTGGAATGGAGAACTCATTGATGAACTCCTTAACTTTCCAAACAACCAAGTACACGATGACTTAGTAGATGCACTTAGTTACATTGACCAGATTGCCATCGCTGAGTATGTCAGTGATTATGAAGAAGAAGAATTTGTTCCCATGGATGCCGTATCTGGCTATTAAGGAGACTTAAGATGTATATGATGATGGGCGAAAAAGAAGACTTTGTTCCTTTGAACTGGGATGCACTGGTTAAAAACCCTGCTGTCTTTGAGACTATCAAAGAAGAGATGGAAAAGAAGTTTAGTGCTGAGTGTCTCATGACTATCATCACTTCTGCTAAAGAGGCTGGCCTTAAAGACAAAGACATCTTTATGCCTGTTGAAGCTGAAGAGGAAGACTCCGAAGAAGAGGAAGAAGACAAAGAGGAATACATTGATGTCTTTGGCAATAGCATCGAAAACACAGTTGAGGACTAATAATGGACGAGCAACTCTACGACAGCCGTGACAGTCAGATTACTAACTGGGTAATGTCCCGCTGTGAGGATTGGCGTAACCAGCGTGACCAGAACTATCTAGAAGACTGGAAATCCTATGAGCGCCTCTGGCGTGGTATCTGGGCTGGTGAAGACCGTACCAGGGACTCTGAGCGTTCCAAGATTGTCACACCTGCCCTGCAACAAGCCATTGAGACTTCAGTGGCTGAGATTGAAGAGGCTGTCTTTGGTCGTGGTGAGAAGTTTTTTGATATTGTTGATGACTTACGAGACCAGAATCGTGTTGACATCGAACAAGTCAAGAACCAGATGTATGAAGATTTTAAGAAAGAAAAGATTCGTAAGGCAGTATCAGATACCATTGTGCTAGGTGCTGTGTATGGCACTGGCATTGGTGAGATTACTATCTCTGAGAAGACTGAGTTAGCGCCGGCATCACGTCCTATCGTAGAGATGGGCATGACTGCTGTTGGTGTAGAAGAGCGTAACCGCTTTGTTGTTGGTCTAAAACCAGTCAATCCTAAGAACTTCCTTATTGACCCAAATGCCACCAGCGTAGAAGAAGCACTGGGATGTGCAATTGAAGAGTATGTGTCGCTGCACTCTGTTGTTGCAGGGATGGAGTCTGGTGTCTATAAGAAGGTTACCAACTTTGGTCCAGTGTCGGTTGAGTCTGACTTGGAGCCTACACAGGAACTGGTAGAGTATCAGCAAGATAAAGTATTGCTATTGCGCTACTACGGACTTGTGCCGAAGTTCTTGCTTGACTCTGAGAACACAGAAGAAATCGTTAAGATTTTCCAAGAGAAAACCACTGAGTTTGGCTCTGATGCAGCATCATACACAGAACTGGTTGAAGCCATTATTGTGATTGCAAATGACCAGTATCTACTCAAGGCAGAGCAGTCGCCTTATATGATGAAAGATAGACCCATCGTTGCCTTCCAGTATGACTCCATGCCTAACCGCTTCTGGGGCCGTGGCATCGCTGAGAAAGGCTTTAACTGTCAGAAAGCCATCGATGCACAAATCCGTGCACATCTGGATAGCCTTGCACTTACCACTGTACCGATGATGGGCATTGATGCTACTCGTCTGCCTCGTGGTAGTAAGTTTGAAGTTCGTCCTGGTAAGACCATTCTGACTAATGGTAACCCCAATGAAGTGCTACAGGCTTTCAAGTTTGGTGTAACTGACCCAGGTAATCTGCAGACTGCTGGTGAGTTTATGCGGATGCTATTGATGGCAACCGGCACAGTAGACTCTGCACAACTTCCCGCAGTAGGTGCAGACGGTGGTGGTCTAAATCCAGCACTATCAGCCATCATTAAGAAGAATAAACGAACACTTGTGAACTTTCAAGAGCAGTTCTTGATTCCTTTTGTGACCAAGTCTGCCTATCGCTTCATGCAGTTTGACCCTGATCGGTATCCAGCACAGGACTTTGACTTTGTGCCGGCCTCCAATCTGGGCATCGTTGCTCGTGAATATGAGCAGATGCAGTTTATGAACCTCTTAAAGACACTCGGACCTGATAGTCCTGTGGTGCCGATGGTGCTAAAAGCCATCATGGAGAACTCCAGCCTCAATAATCGTGAGGAAATGATTCAGCAACTGGGTCAGATGATGCAACCTAACCCACAACAGCAGCAGGCACAACAGACAGCACTGCAGTTGCAACTCCAAAAGGCACAGCTAGAGGTAGCAGACTTGCAGGCAGATGTGCAATTGAAGCACGCCAAGGCACAAAA